ATCACATGTGCGCCACGCTCAACGGCCTCTCGAATGATGTCCGGAATAATTGCCCTGAAGTGCTTGCCATAATCCGACACAATCACGACATCCGTGCTCGCGCCAATGTGCGTACTGACGTACTTTAGAATATCCTTAAACTCTCCAACCAATTCACGATCAATTCGACCAAGGGCATGATGCCCATCGATCAGAAACCTCGTTTTCAGTGTGGTTGGGATGTCTTCTTGCTGGAAATGACATGGGATATCCCCCATCAAATCCATGAGAATTCTGGCTTCTTCGTCTCTGCCAGTGATACCGATCAAGGCACAATCAGCCCCCAATGCTTTCAGATTGAGGGCAACATTGGCCGCTCCACCCGCTCGATATTCAGCTTTCTCCTCAACCACCACAGGAACAGGCGCTTCCGGAGAAATACGGGAACAGCTCCCTGAAATATATTTGTCGAGAATGAGGTCGCCTACCACAAGTACTTTGTGAGACGAACCTCTCCCCTCACTATTAAGTGTACCATTTTCGACTCGTCTCATTCCATATATTTCCTATATAAAACAATAACTTAAATTTATTTTACTTGACAAGTATCAATAATTGACGTGACCGCTCTCTTTTAGGGCATGATCAGCACCAGTTAATGATGCTTTCAACATTATATCTAGCCGGTCAATGACCTCACCCTGCCACCTTCTCACCGTGCTTTCGTGTACCTTATATTTTTTCGACCACCATTTCAAATTGTGCCGGGGGCGCTCTCTCGCCCATTGGCGTAAGACATCAGCAACAAACCATTTATCCCTGTGTAGTTCTCTCCCAACCCTTCCAACCAAGACATCAGCCAGTTCGTTAGTCCCTCCCATATAGTACGTCTCAAGAACAACCATCTCCATCTTAGTGCAGGTATGTTCAATCGCTTTGAAGATGTAAACCGCTTCAGCCAGCTTCTCCCAAGCATCCAACCCCGGCATCCATTCAAAAACAGCCTTTTTCCTACCCATCGCGTGAACACTCGACCTCTCAATAATCGGAATGTTACGACGCCTTACCGCCCACGCTATCGCGTCGTGAGCAGACGGGAATGTGTTCGCGTCCATGCGCTCTCCTTATCCAGTCGAGAGCGGAACCATCCTTGATCTGTTTGTCAGTCACCCGCAAAACAGTAATGCCCATGAGGGCCGCCTCGTTGTATTTCTCGCAATCCTTTATGAAAGATGCTGGACGATTGTGACGACCACGAACCCAAATCCCGCCTTCAACCTCAACGGCCACCATCAAATCAGGCCAATAAAAATCAAATCTCCACTTGCGCGTCGGATGAAACCGAACCTCCCTTTCAGGAAGAGGCACTCTCGCTGCACCAACTTGGAGAAACAAATCTTCCTCTAAAGTACTTGTCATCATCTACCAGAAAAAGCACAAAAAAAACCCGGCGATCAAGTCGGGGGTAATAAGGGGGAAGTTAAACAAATCTGTCGGGGATCTTTGGTTTGTCATTCGGCAGTCCCCACGCCACCCAATGATCGAAATTTGCACACATCAAGCCCTCTTCTCCGCAGTGCTGGGCGCTGTAACAGCCATCGCAAGGTACGTCCCTAACCAAAACGGTGTGCTTACTCGCGCCTGCCTTCTTTCGCGCCTCCGCTAAACAACTTCGGCATTTGGTGAGGAGTCCATCGGGCGCTCTCTTATCTCCGTAAAAAAACGTCACCGGCTTAACGACACCACACCCAGTGCATTTCTTCTTAGTGATTAACTTAGGTTTGCCCATCTTTTATCTTGATGAAAATTAGTTAGGTCAAGTGTTTGTCCACACCAAAAACACCAGCAACGCTAGGACAAAAAGGATTACTGCATGTTCAAAAACTTTATCCTTCATTTCTTTATTGGCGATTTAATAGTAACACTTTCAATCTTTCCGAAGCACTTCTTAACTTCAAGTGCCAACTCGCAGGCTTCCGGCATATTCTCCTGCATCCATAACCACTTCGCACGCTTACTTGTGAATTTTCGAACCCAGTGCGTCGGCGCTAACCTTGGCTTTAATATGCGCCCAACAACACTAGTCTGCATATCCACGCCACTAGATTTCATTGAAAGTGCCTCGCCCAAACTGATGACTTCGATTTCAAAATCTCTCTTGCCCTGACAGCAACATCCTCGATAGTTTCTCCCTGCCGCTTCACCAAACCTAACTCCCTTGCCTTCGCACGCAGAGGCTCAAGTGCATGAGAGGCAAATTTCTTCTCCCAACACCACGCGCAATATCCAGCCCCATCCACAAGGACGGCCGAATCCCCCGGGCATTGAGAGCACCCCATGACATTGCCAGTGCGATATTCAAAATCAGGCTTTATCTCAGCAACTTCGTCATGCCATCTCTCTTGACTCAACCATGTTGATGGGTGCGGTCTTGATGGCAAAAAAATGCCAGCGCGCTTTCGTTCCTGTTCATCAGGGAAACGGATAATAACACGCTTACGGTATTCCTCTTGCGCCTCAAAACTCTGGCAAATGACTCCGTTCAAGTCCTCCCAGTGATCTTCCTCCACCTTCTTAAACTTTTTTATCCAAGATTCTCTAGCCGCACCCTTTCCGACCTTGGCACCGGCACCTTTTGGGAGCCTCGACCACCAAGCCTCAAACCAAGTGACCAATCTACTTTCTTGTTCCTTACTTAGTTTTGTCATCTTCTGCTTCTCCATATCCATACCCATTGCAGGGTTTCCCCTCAGTCACGCTCTATCGTATCGTTAAACTTTGCCGGGTCGCGCAACCAAGACTGTCCGACGGAGATGGGCGGTAGGATTGACCGGCGGCGGGTTTCCAGTTCCCGCCTTCTGATCTCCGAACTCCCCTTTTCAGCCCAAACAAGCGGGGTCATGGATAGGGGCAACCACCCCCCATTCTCGCGCTTTTGCCATCTTTTTGTCAACTATAACTTTGTTAGAAAGGAACGAAACGTAACCGAATTCGGTTAAGCGCTAACCGAACGGGTTCCATTCGGTTAGTGGAAGAGCGTAAAAAACATCCCCTAACAACATTAAACTGCAGAAAGTTGTTGACGTAACAGCGGTCATCTGCCAGAATTGCCATACCAAAAGAACGCTACAGGAAATTAGTTAATGGTCGGTCTATACGAGAAACGATGCCGCACCTGTAATAAGTCCATACACAGGAAATATTTTGACGAAACGCCCGCCCCGGCACCGGGCCAATTACCTATATGCAGGCCATGCTGGAACACCGCTGTAGAGAACATAAAGGGGCAGAAAACTCCCGCCGGACACCCAAGGTTCAATGGATAGGATGTGCCTACCGAGTCCCATATCGGTGGGGTCGTGATGACGGCTCTGAACTTCCTCCTACTCTCACTGGTAGTTATGAGAGCAATAGTCGGCCTCGTTATGGGTGGTACGACGATTTCGGACATCATCAATACATAATTAGGGGGCGGCATCAAGTCGCCCCCATTTTTTTATGCGATTTAGACACAAGAAATATTTGAAATGGGTGGCGAACAACGACCAGCACTGCGTCATGTGTGGGGAACTAGGATGGGACGACAATCAGATAGTGGCTCACCACTGCATATCAATCCTTGGATTGAGCCTTGGAGGCATGGGGACAAAAGCACCCGACACCCTGACCATCCCAATGCACGCGATCTGCCACCAGACCTTTCACCAACAGTTCCACAAGTTCAAGGACGACCAACCAATATGGCTGATGAAATTTCTGGAGAAATCATTGCGGAGTTGCCTATTGTCTCGTCAGAAAGGCTACTCAACAGAACCTTCTTGCACACCACCGTTCTTGAAAATATAGAAGAGGTGTCTGAGTTGATTCGCCCCATCCTCAGAAAGAGTGCGGGGTTGCAGGCTATGACAATAGAAGAAAGGGCGTTATGCGAATTCTTCATAGAAGAAGTAGGAGTAGATGAAGATGTTAATCTCTGATCGATCCGTGTCTGAGGCTCTTGAGAAGTTGTCGCAGACAGACGGAGAAGTTGCCCAACTGAAAGCGCTGATGAAATCCAAAGAACATCAGCGACAGACGGTTAAAAGTCTGGCCTATCTCGAAGCTGAACAAGATGCCATCAAAAGCGGTGAGCGATGGTCAGTCGCCAAGAAGGAGGCGGTCGCCATGCACTCACAAAAATATCGAAAATGGGTAGACGATTTTGAAGACAGCGTAGCCGACTATGAGACCATGAACAACGAGCGCAATACGCACATTTTAGAGATCGAAGTGTGGCGTTCAGAACAAGCCAACCGACGAAAAGGAAACATCTAATGCAAGCAGTGAAAAACCCCGAAGATTTTTTCCCAGAAGATTCCGAAACAGAAAACATTGAGGTGACTCCCGGTTTTTTTTTCGTTTCCCCAGATCACTCAAATCTGTTTACGGCTTTGGCGAAAGCGCAGGCCGCAATAGAGCCGGTGGTGAAGGGGGAGGAGAACCCGTACTATCACAGCAAGTACGCGGACATCCACGCAGTCAGCCAAGCGGCAAAAAAACCACTAGCGGACAATGATCTCTTCTATATGCAGGGGTGGGAGAAGGGAGAGTCGCCAAAGGACATCTGCATTCGGACAATGATTGGCCACAAGTCAGGGGAGTATTTGTGGTCAGTGGCATCCATCAGATGTGAAGAACCCAGTAAAGCACAACTGCTTGGCGCCTGCCTTACCTATGGAAAGAGATATCATCTTTCTGGCCTGCTTGGAATCACCGGCACCGAGAGAAAGTTAGCCGCCAACATTCCCGTGATTGGGGATGACGACGCGAATGTCGTGGACATGCCAGCAACCTCCGACAAAGTTGTTCTGAAGAAACTGGAAGGCGCGGCAACCAAAGGAGCCTCAGAGTTCGATGCGGCTTGGAAAAAAACTGACAAAAAGGACAGGGTGAAAATTGCACCAGCAGACTACGAACGAGCAAAGAGTAAGTCCCGTGAAGGTGACCAAGCCCCTTTCTGAACTAAAACAACGAAGCCCAGAGTGGTTTGCAGAGCGCCGCAAGCGGCTTACCGCATCCAACTTCGGGTCAGCCGCTGGAATTAAGGGAGCCTACAAGTCTAGGGCCGAGTTATGGAAGATCCAAACTGGCAGAAAAATTGTCGAGGTCAACGAATGGATGCAGTTCGGAACCGAATATGAACCTGTCGCGAAATTTGCTTATGAAGTTATATCAGGCAATGTCGTTAATGATTGTGGCCTTATTGTTCATCCTGATCACGATTTCTTGGGTTGTTCACCTGACGGCATCATTACTTCTGTGGGCCTGCTGGAAACTAAGTGCCGCACGCGCGACCCGCATGAATCAATCAGCCATCAATTTATGGCGCAGATACAGGGACAACTTGCTTGCACACAAATGGAGCAGTGCCATTTTCAATCTTGGTCACCAACAAGACAAAGAGTCTGGGAAGTGAAAAGAAGCGATGAATATTGGGATTGGATATTCCCATTTCTGACATTATTTTGGAGTCACATTACCAGTGACGTTGAACCCCAACGATCTCCCAGAAAGGAGTTTGAAGGAACCATTGACGCAAAAATAATTTATGAAACTTAACTCATGCAAAAGATGCTCTTATTTTAGTCGAGGACGTTTTAATGGCAAAGGCACACTAACTTTTCCGCTATACATTTATGGCGGTAAGACGGTGATTGGTTCTTGCGCAAAGCATAAAAGCGATCTCTTTATCACAACACCCTGCGGATCATTCACGGAGAAAAAATAAATGTCAGATTTCGAACACAACCCCGGAAACTTTTCCCTTTTTAGGAACCGTAATCCAAAATCAGAAAAAGCACCAAGCCATACCGGCAGTGCGAAAATAGCCTTGCCAGATGGGGGCGAAATGAAACTCGAATTGGCCGCTTGGCTGAAAGAGAAAAACGGCAAAAAATATTTCAGTGGAACGATCAAGGAACCAGAAGAAAAGTGGGAAGGCTCATATCAAGAGCAACAAGCCACTGTGGACGAAGACGAAGACGTGCCATTCTGATGAGCGTCTTGATGAGTCCCGCTGATTCCCAGAGGTACCTCGGTGTCAAAAGGTACCAATTTGATAATCTTATCAGGCCAAATATTCCAGAGGTTAGGATAGGTCGAAGAGTTTTCTTTTCGCGTGAAGACTTGGACTCATTCGTTAAGAAGCGAAAAGATGTAAAAAAGATGTCTAAAAAACGCGGTAAATATGCGCCCAGTTCACAGCCGATTAGCGCATCCTTCAAAGTGCTTCGCGGGATGCTGAACATGACTTAAAGGGGTTAGAATATGTGTGATGGAACAGTAGCAGATGGTCCCAATAGCTGGCTAAGTGAGCCACGTTTCAATCTCGCAGTTGTCGTGGCCAGCCATCTGCTATCTCTCATGGGACCGTCTCGCGGCTTCACTAAACAATGCAGGAAGTGCGGTAGGTGCCTGCACATCTCAAGATTCCCCAAAACTGGCGAAAACAAATCAGTCTGCTACACCTGCTCTCAAAATGAGTAGGCAACTGGAGTGCGAAATTGGTGAAGAACTCAAGGGAGAAATTAGAAGATGTCAAGAGCATATTCAAAACCTTTACAGCCGCATTATTTTTTTGGCGGGGAGGGCGCGGCATGAAGATACAGGAAACGAGTCTGGCCGCTTACAGGAGCATAAATCGAAAGACGCTAGTCCACCAGATTGTTGACTGCCTAAGAGAAACAAACGGGCTTACCTGCGATGAACTTGAACTTGAACTTGCCCGATCACATCAATCTGTGTCATCCGCAATTAGGGGTGGGGTAAAGCAGGGGTTGATTTCTGATGGCGGTTTGCGCCGCAAAACTAGGAGTGGCCGTCAGGCCATGGTGTGGGAGGCGATTGACTCTCCAAGTTCTTGGGTTCATCCTTTCGGGGAGTCGGAAAGCAAATCATCGTTTGAATATCGCTAACATCTCCTTATTGCTTATCAACTGGTGCATGCTGACATTTATACATGAGGTCCAAAACTTCGTACCATTACTGGGGTCTGTTTCCCCAGCATCCCATTTTGTTCCTACCTTATCTAAAGTTTGTAAATCTATACCCCCTAAAATAAATGCTTCCCTAAAACGCCTTATGTCTGTTTCTTCGAATTCACGGTCTCTTAGTAGAGAGACAAAATAATAATAGTCTGGGCGTTGGTGCCCATGATTATAGAGCGGAACAGAATTATCAAAATGTAATTCTGGTTTCACCGTTCTATCCTTGGTCTTTACATCTAATTTATGTTTCTTGTTGATGACGTAATCATGCGTGGTTTTGACTCTGTCATCCAAAAAAGCGACACCATTTTCTTCGAGATATTTCTCAATTACTATTTCGCCTAAAAACCCGACTTGGTTTGCATCCGAACCCCTATGCGAATGCGCATATATTGGGGAACTAGCTACTCTATCTAGCGTTTTTTCCCAATAACTTTCATTCAAGATTCTTCTTTTGTAGGTGCTGGTCAGAGGTTTTACACCGACTCTCAAGTTTTGAATTGGAAACTGTCACCGCAACCGCACTCGTTAGTATTAGGTACAGCTACTTTGAACTTCGGGTTAAACGGATCATCAACCCACTCCAACACGCCGTCTGCGAGAAGGGCTAATGATAACTTGTCAGAAATAACGTTATGAGAAAGCCAGATATCTCCCTCTGGGGCTGCACATGGCAACAGCCTGCAACTTTTTTTGAACCCCACCATAAACCCAGAACACCCGCCGCCGTCCACAGACACCCTCAGATATTCAGTCCACCTAAGAGTTTCATCAAGGCGCCCTTGAGCAACCCCGCTAATTTTCACGAAGCCTTTCCAGTAATCACATCCCACTCGATGCTGGACACTCTGTCTGTTTGATCGCTGACTTCCACCTCTTGTTTTATTTCCTTCGGCATCATAGCAAAAGCAACCCGCACATAAGTTGAAGGGTCTTTCTCTCGGACACGCTCGATGGCGGATACACCATGAACCATCCAATCCGCCAAGAACGCATCAACCAAGGCTTCACTCATTTTATCCCTAGACCCTTTTGGTCGGCCCTTTCTGTTTATGCGGGGATCATTTTTAATGAATGGTCTGCCAGAACCGCGCTTAATCTTAAAGTCATCCATCCATTAATTCCTCTGGAAGATGTTTCATTATCTTAAATCTGTACTTGTGAAGATCAAGTGGTGCGTCACTGAAAACGCCATGCTCAGACAATTTAGTAAAACATATTGCCAGTTTCCGTTCCATTGTTTCCGCCGACAAGATGTTCTTTTGGAACTGGGAACTGCTCATTGTCCTTACAGGTGCGACTTTCATTTCATGTCCCTTCTTGATTAACATAGTGTTCTCAAAAAACTCACTCATGGCAGGTACTCCGATAGTTCCTGTTTTTCGTACTTCCTACACAAGTACTTCAGAGAGAGTTCCATCATATCATAGTCTCCATCCTCGACATCATTAAGGATTATTATCCCGCGCCATGACTCGCGGGCTTGTGGGCCTAGAAATTCCTCCGTATGCAAATAGCATGATCCAGCAATCAGCGCCCGTTGAACCTTCCCGTTCGGGAGTGATCTGGCCGCAATATCTTTTCCTTGCCTATGCCCTTGTATCATGGACAGACCAACATTCTTTAGAACAGAATGTGCTGTCCCGCCGTAGGCGCGAGAAGTAAATTGATTGTAAAAATAATGCGTAATCCAGACGTTCTCTATATCAAAAACGGTTCTGAAGGGGTGCGTTATCCAGCCCTCTGTGTCTAGGCTTTCCATCCCCAGAACACCTTCAAGAATTACGTTATCTCCGAGATATCTTTCCAAACGGTTTTCGTGATTTCCAAAAACAAAATGGAATTCACACTCGTGTCTTAGCCCTTTAAGTGTTTTCCAAAAAAGTTCCATCGCTGCATTGCCCGCAGCAATATCTTGTATTACTCTCTTCCCTTCAATTTCTTTACGAGAAGAATAACTACTGAGGCTGGGGAAGTCCCAGTGGTCCCCCAAATGGACTACATGCGTTGGCTTATAGTCCTTAACCGCCTTCGCAATCCAACGAAAGTGGTCGATTTCTACTCCCGGTTTTACTTGCGTGTCAGGTATAACTAGAACTCGCGTCATACTCTTCTCCGCACTGTACACCCTTGAGGATTGTTTTCACTGACACAATCATCCCTTTCGGGATTCGGTTTAGCCCACCCCAAGAATTCGTATCCGGTAGGTGGGAATTGGCGAGCACCATGAAATCTGTTTTTCTTTTTGGTAATTCAACAAGGTACCCAATTGTATGAATAACCCAAGAAGGTTTCTTTTTATATTCATTCCACCCTGACTCCTCTTCGGCATCGATCCAAGAAACTTGTACGACCCGATGCAGGCATCTCTTCACTTATCACTTCCCTATAGCGCTCATTTAATTAGGAAATACCATACCAACGTGACGACCACAGTCACATCCAAGCATACTGAATACATCAAATATGCGCGGATAGCCCATGGTCTTGCGCTCCGGAGGTACTTCACGCGGCCGTCCTCGTTCTGTCACTTACCTATCCTTGCCTTTGAACTTAACTGGACCCGGAAGAAGCCACGAAAAAACCATGGGTATCAGGATCACCAATATTATCCCGTATCCTGAAACGGCTATCAAATCCCCTAATGCTGTCCAGAAATTATCTGGTGCACAACTAGCTGCTATAGGCATGCTGTCTCCTTTCGATGGACTCATCGCGTCCACAACCACACTTGTCACAGAGGCACCTCCCGCTGCCGCCAGTAACACAGGAGCAGTCCCCGAGGTCGCAATCGATGCAATCACACCCGCTCCTAGAGATCCCGTCCCTATCAGGGCTGCCTTCTTTAGGCTGGTACACCCCGCCATCGTTAGTGTTGCCATCAGTATCGGCCATTTACTTGTAAGCCTCCTTAAAAGCGGCGTAATATTTTTTATCGTCTCTTGATACATCTCCCTTATTCCCCTTACCGTATCTCCACTGGTTGATAAACTCATCCGTATCGTTACCAGATTGCTCTAGGACAAGTTGTATCAATTTCCTACCAACACTTTCGTATAACGCTTTATCTTCATCGGAAGTTAAGTCGCCACTACCACCGTAATCGTACCTTGGGTGATACCCTTCCTTGTCCGGTTCATTCCCATACTTGAGGAACAAGCGAGCCTGCTCCTTGAACCGAACAACATAATCAGACTCCTTATCAGTCAAATCTAATTGGGCGCCCCCACTCGCCATAAGGCTCAGAGTTATTTGCAGTGGCCCATAAGCGGTGGACCCCTTCGCTGGGGCGTGCCTCGTTCTTATGAACTTGCTTCCCAATGAATCGCGAGCACCTCTGAATTCTGCTGACATAACAGAGTTGTATAGATTGCCGACAACTCCCTCCCCAGCTAATCGGGGATATGCGGACAAATCACCAGTTTGTATGGCTTTCTGGAGCGCTTGAACATCGTAGTCTGTTTCTACGTCTTCGCCTGAGTCTGCTTTAGCTGAACTTATTACGGAGAAAGAAGACTGCTTGCCTCTCCTTTTCT